CCGATGGATCCAGCTGGGCTTTCTAGGGACGATTGTAGAGAAGTCGTAGCACTGGAGATTGCTGAATCTGTGGCAGTTTTTGTGTAGTAATTCGTTGATAGATTGGAGGATACTCCATCTATGGATGCGTTTAGAGTGGTGCTTTCCGACGCTATAGCCAAGTCAACCTCTGTTGCAGTCAGATAGTTAACATCCAAATTGGCCTGTACTGCGTCATATGTTGTTGTATTGAGAACCAACTTAGAAGCAGCAATGGCCCCATCTGTGGATGCTTTTGTATAGTAGTTGGTTGCTAAGTTTGCGGATACTTCATCTATATCAGCGCCCAGTACCGTACTGGCATTGGATATGGCTTGATCAGTTGAAGCCGCAGTGTAGTAATTTGCGGTAAGGTCTGCTTGAACTGCATCATACGTTGTGGAATTGAGGACCAAATTAGATGCAGAAATGGCTAAGCCAATATCGGCAGTCGTTAGATAGTTTGCTGATAGGTTTGCTTGCACCGATTGAGTTAGCTCTGTGTTTGCGTGAACAGACCCCCCAGGGCTCTCCATGGTTGATTGCAGATTTGTTGTCGCTGTGACAATAGCCTGATTGGCGTCTACAATCGTGTAGTAGTCTTGTACAAGAGTAGCTTCTAAAGTGTCTAAAGAAGCCTCATATTCCGTGCGGAGCCCCGAAACTAAAGCCCCAGATTCGCTGTACACACGATCCAAACCAGCCAGAAGATTAGTGTCTGTAAAGCCAGATAGGTGAGTTGCTATGGTGCCGTTTGCTGCGTCAATTTGTGCTTGAATAGCCGCGTCACTCGCAGACAGGGAGGCTTCATACTCTGTACGCAAACCTGAGACCATAGCTCCGGTATCTGTAACGATTTGATCCAAGCCCTCGATCAACGTGTCTTGTTCAAAACCGGCCAAATGATACGCAATGAAATTGTCTGTCGCATTGACTTGGTCTTGTACAACTCCCTGCATGGAGTTCAGCATTGGGAGTGTGGTGTCCAAGACCCCGTCTACTGCACTAAGTATCTCAGTTCTAGCCAACGTGACCTGGTCAGATACGTTCTGAATACCTGCAACCTCAACGCTTACAGAAGCTAGAGCAGAACCCACTGAGGCGTTCACTTCCCCCATAATATCATTTTTTACAGAGACACCGAAAGTTACATCTCTGGCGTCAAATTGCGTTTGTATCTCGGCACGCAATTGATTCCTTACATTTGTTACCTCAGTGTTGATGCGCAGGTTGATGTCGTAGAGCTGGCTCAGCGCATAATAGGATCTGGTGTTTGCGACTTCTGAAGCAGAGAAGTTGACATCCAGACTGACAGCATGAGCGTCTAGTGTGTCTCCAAATTCCTGGACTTTGGCTGAGAGTAGGGCAGAGGTTGCTGACTGCATATTTTGCAGTTCAACAACATCCTGCTGTATTGCCGGTATCGTAACCACGTCAGTGGTATTGGCCCAAGTTAGGAGATCAGCTGAGTTCATTATACCCAACCTCCAATGACAAATCTTGTGTGGTCTTCACTCGATGTGGTTTGTAGCAGGTCTTCAAACTGAACCATCTGAAGCACATTTTCGTATGCAGCATTCAGAGATTGAGATTTCATCATGTTCTCTTGGCCATTCATTGATCCGTAGACCCGAGCAGCCACCTTGAGAACCAAGGCTTCTTCCAGCACTGGAGCCAAGAAGATCTCACCATCCACATCTACAGGGAGGCTGATCCCAGGGTGGTTGAGCTGCACTTCTACAAGCAACAACTCATCCTGCACAGGTTCACGCACAAAGATCTCGTCATAAGCCAAGGTCTTGACTGCACCTTCTCGGGTGTCGTCATTGATCAACAAATCAACATCTGCCAAAACCCCATCTTCCAAAATCTTCCTAATAGAGAGGATTTTAATAATCGGTGTCAGGAAGGGTGTGGTCACCGTGTCAATGATGTGCCGTGGTACGGTGTTGTTTGGTGTGGTGTCGTTGACAGCATAGAGAGGGTGGATCCGGTACTTCTGGATCTCTGCATCTAACTTCACCACAACGTAATCTTTCCGATGAGCAAACCGGCTGTACAGGTTCGTTAGAGCCTGCTGTGTGTGATGGATCAGCTTTGGGTAATTGTGCTCTGCAATGTTCCCTGAGCCATCATCACCAAGCGTCAAGTTGCTCAGCTCACCGTAGGAGAGTTGGGAGAAGAGATTACTAATTTTCATGATGCGTGCTCCAGCGAGTTATGAGAAGGGCATTCGACCTCAGACAATGTAAGATGAGAGCCCACTTAGATCCAAGTCACTAGAATCTTCGTACTCCCAAGGTCCATCTGGATTCTGGGTCAGTGGAGCGGCCTCGCTGGGCTTCCAGGGTTTAAGATACATCAGCATAGAGATCGTGTCTAGGAAGTCGTCATGTTTGCTTTTGAAGCCGGTAATCGACGCCATGGTGACTTCTTCAAGCATCTCCCCCATGATTTTTCCTAACTTCAGCTCATCAGGGAAATACATCTTACCTGCTTTGAAGAGGGGGAGAACCAGATTGAACCGAGACATCTTATCAGCTTCAGGCGAGATCCCTGGCTGCCCATTCTTACCATTGGCGAAGTTGAACCAAATGTTCCGGCTCATCATTTCTGATTGGATCCAGTTGATGAAGGCGCCTTGTTGGCCTGAGATTTCGATACCTACAGCCTGGGGGGAGTATTCTTGAACCAGTCTGAACAGCTCATCAATGTTCTTATCCATGGTCTGCTTTGCAGCAATCCCATCGACCCAGAACCAATCCCCATTGGCGTTGTAAGCCCACACAGAAATAACTGACAAGTCATTGTGTTGCTTTGCTTTCGTAGCAAAGTCTGTGGTGATGTAAAAATTGAATCGGCTTTTGTTGGCCAGTAGGCTTGTGCGCTTGTACCAACGGATTTCTGCATCCTGTACCAGACGTTCTTCCTCAGATGTAATTCTAAGCATAAGTTCCTGCTGAAATGCGGAGAGGGTCCCTGTCAAGATTGCGCTCTCGTATTGCTCTTTCACATAGTCGTAGGAGAACCGGTCTTCCCAAGCACCGCGGAACTCCTCACGGGTACAAGGAAACTTCTCGCAGATTGGCCACACGTTCACATGCCAACCACCCGACTCCACAGCCGAGTAGAGGATGTCGTTCTTGTTGAAGGGTGTGCCGTTGAAGATGATCTTGCGACGTGTTGGATCCAAGGCAAAGTCCACGCCTTTGTAGACCGTGTTTGAGATACGCTTCATCGCTGCGGGAGATTCAGCATCGTCATCCGATACCAAGTCATCGAGCACTGCAATCACAGGGCGCTTACCAAAGATCTTGGTTCCTCGGAGACCAGTCTTGGCGCCGAACATTTTCATGGCAAAGCGGTTGGCATCCTTGGATTTAAACTCGATGAAGTTTTCTGTGAAGTGAGCATACGGCAGCCACTCCTGCAAAAACTCCGAAGTTTCATACCGAAACTCCATGTTCTGTCTTGCCGACTTCACGCCGTTATCCATGGAGTCTGACACATAAATCAAACCAGGGACTTTACCAAATCCGTCGATCTCACCAAAGATCCCCAAATAGGGAGCCAAGTATTCAATCATCAGAGTGGTCTTGCCTGTACCTCGCGCGCAGAGATTGGCGATGTTTTTCTTGAGCCCCGAGATGTCATCAAGCATGGCAAGGTGGAACACAGGGGTCTTGTGCTGCTCACCTTCTTGGCCGTTGACCAGCTTGATGAAGTTCATGAATTTGAGGGAGAAAGATGTGGGCATGTAGAGCCCTGAGTTCAGCTCCTCGTAATCCACTTGGTTCAACCAGTCATCTACCGGCTGCCGGATACGGCCGGAAGAATTGAGGATCGCCTGTAGGGCGATCTCTCCGTGCTCAGCTTCGGATATGAGAGCAGAGACACCCATGGGGCTCAGCCTTTGTACCGGTCATCGGTACCAACAGCACGCTCTTCGTAGGCCACCAGGAAGGCCATACAGCAAGCTGCATGCCAGAGGTGCGATCGGTTTGTTTCTGGATCCAAGATACCAAAACAAAAGCTATGTGGGGTAGGGGCTCTGCCTGCCCACCAAGCCCACATGTGTCGCATCAATGCACCAAATACACGAGACCACTTCATGCCCTTTTCCCAGTTGCGTTCTGGGTACTTACCGCCTTCTTGACAAGCATCCCCGAGAATGGTGGCAACAGCAAAAATCATCTCTGCGGGAACCAACTCAATACGGCACTTATTCGTGTCGTCTTTGCGTCCTTCAGTTGGCGCCACATAGCTAACTTCAAGAGAAAAGTCTTCGCTCGGTACTGGGGTGTTCATCATTGCCATCCTTGGTTGATGTGGTTTGGTGTGGTGTGGTTTTACTATACCAAACAAACGTCTACTTATGCCACTCATTTATTGAGGTTTA